GCCTTTTCCAATTACTTGGAAGCGAGCAGTTGAACCTGTGACATTTGTCGTACGCACAGTGTTCCGCAACTTGGAACCCATACGTTGATACGCCATATGTACTTCAGTTTCAAACTGCTTGATAAAGGCTTGATCAATAGTATTAGCCATTTTTACAGTCCTATTAGAAGTTTCAGTTAATCACAGGTATCCGCTTTTTCATCTCAACAAGGGTATCCTTACGGGCCTCTCAATGTATTACGGGCTGTCGTGGTTCATCATAAACACAATTTTGATCTAAATTGCAACGAACAAATTCAACATACTTATTTCCATTTTGTATAGACACACCAACCGGATCAAATCCTAGCCACGTTGCCCAGCTTACCATGCCCTCATAATCAGCAAGAATTGTCATAGACATATGCGATTGGCTTTGATCAAAAAACTCTACTAACATCCTTGATCCACGCGCTAACATAGTAAAGTTTTCCCTTACTTTACTGGAAAACATTGCAAACATTTGGGGCCAGTCTTGATCTTCACAGAACCAAAGACCACCAACAAACAAAAGCTCACCTCCATCTTTACGACAGACGTAAGCCTCAGATGTTTCGCTCATTATTTCTAGTGCAGTTCTTACATCACAGTAGCCAAGTAATTTTATTTCTCTGCGATTTTCTTTTGACAGCACTCTCTCAAGCTCATCAATGTGAAAAGATTTAAGGGGAGTCAAATAATAACTCCCCCTTTTTATAATCTTAACCTCTGTAGAGTTGTTTAAATCCATCATCTACCTGTTTTACAAAGTTTGAATCTCTATTACGAGGCTCCCAATACCTTGGGTCTTTCATCATTTCTTGCAAACTTGCCTCAGTTATTGATGGGGAAGGGCTAGTATTGCCAGCAAAATTACCATCTTTCATTTTTTCCATAATAGTTTCTAGGGCTAAAATGCCTTCATGAGATTCACACATGCGTTCAATAGCTGGTAACGCATCCTCTGGAAAAAACTTATTAGCAAACACAGATGCAGCCTCTATTCTAATGTTTGCATTATCACCAAGCTTTGCTGACTCAGCTTCTATATCTGGTTGGTTTCCATTAATAGCTTGGGCATACATCTCTATACCCTTTTGAAACTCCTCTTGACCATAGCCATTTTCAAAAGAATGCTCAGACCACCATTGCAAAAGCTCATTATCGACAGCAAGATCATCGTCAACAATATCTGGAAGCTGATAATCACCAGCAGTTTCTGGTCTATCAGCAAAAGCTTCTGTTTTTATTTCTTCAAGCAAAGCTTCTCGTATTTCTTCATCTTTGCTGCCAAGCTTAGATTCAAGTTCCTTATACGCTTTTGCTAAATCCTCACCTGTTTTATATTTCTCAGGTAACCACTCTGGACGTTCTGGCGCAACTGCTTGATCTACATCTTCTTGAGTTACAAAATCACGGCCATCTGCTTCTGCCGCTTCAATTGCTGCTTCATCATTCATTTGTTCTTACTCCTATGTGCATGAGATATGCGCTGTTCAAGAAGGCCAACAATATATCGCTGCCCCTCTATATGCCTTAGCTCTTCTGTAGATACATTGGGACCATTAACCATCTCAATAGTTACAGACCTAAGATATTTAAGCACAGCCTTTCCAGTAGGCGTGTTAAATATCTGAGCTATGTTTTCGCTTATTTCAACGTCTTGATTTGTATGACGCTGTATTCCGTCTATGCCAATATTAGCCTTCGTCGCCAACTTGCATTCCTTGTTGCTGTTGAGCCATTTGCTGTTGAGCCATTTGCTGCGCAACCGCAGCTATTTGTCTACGCTGTTCTTCATCACGAATCAAGCTCTCTGGTACACCAAACTTTTTAGATAGGAATATAGCGGTCTTTTCTGAGTCAATTAACATCTGCATCATCTCAGGGCCAAAGGCTCCACCAACAAGCTCTAAGAAACGAGCAACACTTGAAATGTCTTCATTTGCTTGTGCTTGAGCAAGTGGAGATACAGAACGCACTTTAACTTCCCTACCATTTACTGTAGGTACTTCTATGCGGCCCTGCTTCTTTAGGATGTAAATTACACGCTGAAGTACGGGCTGCACGAGTTCTGCTTGCAATCTGCCAAATGAAGAGCCCATTCGTCTGGATAGGTCAGCCATTCTTTCGGCTACCTCAGTTGCAGTCGCAGGAGTTTTGTTAGGATCAGCAAGCATATCCATGAACAAAGCCTTGCGAATATTAAGCCGCATATCATTAAGAACAAGCTGCGCTACATCAAAGCGTCCTGCTGCCTGTATAGGCTGAAGTCCAGCAGACCCCATAGCTTTTGGTATAATCGTTCCCGGAACTAAGTTAATTGTATCAGGGTTAATTACACCATCGTCTTCCATTTGATATATGCCAGAGATAGACATCTGAGCATTCTCAAGAATAAGCTCAATAGTTAAGTTGGTAGTTTTAATAGCAGACAAGGCATTAAGAATAGGCCCACGACCATATACCTCACCAGAACATTTAGACCATCTAAAGCAAATAAAAGGATTAGATCCCACACCCTTCATTTGTTTTTCGTATAGCGTTGTTTTAGTGCTCATGCAGAATGCATAGTGATAGTAAGCCTCCTCGTTTCGCTTACTGTAGTCGCGGCATACAAGTTCAAGAACAGTAGTTTCTCTGTCCTTGCCCATTTGCTGCTCGACCTTTGGATCAAACTGACCATTAGGAAAAAGAATCTTTAGATCATCAAACGGAACCTTTTTACGCTCTCTAAACACATGATCAATCTTATCGTCTGGCCCAGTATCAAGTACGACATGCGGAAGAGGTATTGCGGTAAAGTTTACTGGATTAATTGAATCCCCTTCTTCGACGCACAAGACACCAGTACCAACAGCCAAGTCCATAAAAGATTCATGAACCTCTTGGCTAAAATTGGAGTTCTGCAATACCTCGAATACATATTCAGTAACTTCATCTAGCTCGTTATCAATTGCTTCACGTTGATCCTTCGGCACCTCACTGCCTGACATAAGGTCAGCCCACCTAGCAAAATTAGGCACAATACCAGACTGCAATCTGCTAGCAAACTCTTGAACACCAACTACCGCTGTTTCATCAAAGATCTTTTCATCTCTGCGCTGTCCAGCTTCTTCGTAATAAAACGACTCACGTTGAGGCAGAGCGTATTCATAACACTCCTCAAAGAGAGGAACCCAGTTTTCCCGAAAAGCTTTTGCTTTTTGGTACTTCTTTAGTTTTTGCTCTGCCAGTGTCTTCATGAGTTAAACCGCCCTAAGAATCCAGATCCACCAGCGCGAAACAAAGATCTGCGACCACGACCACCGCGCATACCCCGTTGCTGCGTTCTTGCAGATAAAGCCTCGCTAATATCTTCACGTTTACTTTCTGCGCGCTTTTCTACTTCTTCTCTCTTAGCAATATCTGCCTCGACTCTTTGATCTGCCGCCGCTTGCTTTTCTTCCTTAGAGGGGCCACCACCAAAACACATAGCTATCTCCTACATTCTAGACCAAACGCCAGCCGATCTGCGTGTACGTGGCCCTTTGTTAAACACATCAAAGTTTCTTTTAGCTACTACAGGCTTAGACGGTTTCTGATTATTCATCAAGGCTCGTCCTTCGCCAGCACCTAACAAGAGGTATTGAAGTGCATCATGAATATGCGAATACATGTTTTTATCTGGTTTGTCAGCATATCTTTCACCAGATACCTCCATGCGCTTATATTGATAGCCACCTTCAAAACCTTTGATAAGCTGTGGGCAGCGCCTATCAATTAAAAATGCTGGCTTACCTTCAGTCATCTTGTTCAGCTGGGAGGAGACTGATTCAAGACGTAGGTCAACAGAGTTGGAAGGCGCTGGAAACGCCTTCAAGCCAGCACCGCGCAGAATATGAAAAGGAGTCGATTCATCAGTCTGCGCTCTAAAGTCTCCCGCTGGATCGCCATAGATATAAACATCAGAGCACTCTGAAAACCTTGTGGCTATTTCCTGTCTTAACACCTCAGCAAATCTTACAATGCCCATATCAAATGCAACGACTTCAGCTTGAATTAGCCATCTTCCCCTTACC